ATCTCTCTTACCCCCTCATCTACCACGGAGGTTCTCATGAACTGGCTCTACTACTTTGACAACTCTGACGGGGAGAACCCGTCTGCGTCTGACGACATGGTCGACTCGATCATTGCGCTCATGGAGCGACTCAAGACTGACGTGCCCGGCGCGATCATCGCAATGGGCGCTCCGGAGCCCCGCTGCAGCGGGCAGTACGCACACGTTCGGATCGCATGGCTCGCTGCGTCAGGCCGCTTCCCGGAGGGCGTCCTGCCCGACGGCACCCTCGCGGCGCACGTCTCGACGTGGCACTACGACCCGGAGGAGGATCGCGCCGTGCAGGGCGGAACCGAGTACGACCTCACTCCGCAGCAGGCGTCTACGTTCGTCCGGACCGGGAGCATCCCGGCTAAGGCATGACCTAGGCTCCTAGGGGAGTGTGCGGAGAGCGCACACTGACTTGACGCTCACTCCCCCGGCTCCTACTGTTCTACTCACGAGGTCGCTCCGCAACCTCATCACTATCACATCCACAGACAGGGACACACATGAACACCTTCACTGACGAGGCCATCAAGGTTCTCATGAACGCGCCGATTGCTCCCCCAGAGGTCGGGAGAGTCACGGCCCTGTTGGACGACATCCGCCGTCACCTGCCTCACGGTGTCTCCATCGATCACACATACGACCCCGATCTGCACAACCTCGTGATCACCCTTGACCCGGTCGCGGTCAGTGAGTCCGGACGGCTCGTGCAGCCGACCGTCGAGGCCACTGCCCTTGTCCGTATCGAGGCCAGTGGCAACACCGAGGTCATGATCGAGGACATCATCGAGAACATCCCCGACATGGAGGAAATTCTGTTCCCCTACGGCATCACCCACCGAGAGGGTGTGCTCGACGCCGACTTGGTCGAGTACAACACCGAGACGTACAGCGTGACGTTCCCCGTGTCGCTCGTCATCGAAGTGGGCGTGGCCTGCATGACTAGCGACGGCAGGCTCACTGCTCAGGAGCAGGAGCGCGTCGAGTCGCTCGCCGCCGACGAGATCGACCTGCCCAACAACGTCTACGTTGACCGCGCAACGCTCAACTCCGTTGAGATTGACTGACTCACTTGTCGGGGGTCGATTTGACAACGGCTCCCGACTCCGGTACTGTTCTCAGTGCACGGCCTCACTACCACACTAGGAAATCAAAATGACACCCCGCGACCTGCTCCACTCCACCGGCTTCCCAACCACTCCGGAGGCGCAAGCGTTCGCCACCCGGGTGCTCGACGCCGTCCGTGAAAACATTGACTACGGCACCGACGCCGCCGACATTCCGCACGAGGCAGCCGACTCCGCTGCAAACCTCGTCTACACCCTCGACATCCGCGAGGCGTTCGACGCTATGGGCGGACTCGCCCTGCTCGATCTCGTGACGTTGGAGCATGGGGACGAGATCGTGGGCCTCGCGTTTCAGCAGGGCTCCGGCCAGTACCCCGGAGGCACCGACGCGGTCGGCGTGTTGGCGCTCTACACAGCAGCCCTCGCCCTCGCTAATGAGGCATTCCGCGCCCTCGATCTCGCATAACTCATGGGGGCCGGGCGATCCCCTGTCGGATTGGAGCCCCCCATCCGGCCGCGCGTAGTGCCCGGGGCGCGCGACCGTCTCACTTTCTCGACTCACTTCGATTCGACAAATTCGACAGAACGTAGTAACGCCCTCACTTCGGCTTCCGGCCACTTCTGATGACAGGAACACAAAATGAAAACCTTCACTACCACGTCGACCGAAATGGTCTGCACCGATTGCTATATTGCGCTTGTCAATGGTGATCCGCTCAGTGACGATTTGGAACGGGCGCACCGCGAGGCCGGGCACGCCGACGAGGACGGGTCGCTGCAATGCGGCTCGCTTGACAGGCTCAACTACGCCGACGACGTGACGCCGGGCCTTACCCACGAGGCCGTCGCCGATCGCTTGGGGATCACCGAGTCCGAGGCGTGGGAACTGATCAACGACGATCCGGACGCTTTTTATGCCGCGGGACGGGACGATTTCTACCGTCCGTGGGGCGGGTGCTCCGGGTGCGGGTGCCCGTGGGCAGGCGTGTACGAGGGGGCCACCGTTTGGCACTACTGAAGTATCCTTCCCCCGGCTCCGGTCCGAGGAATACTTATGCTCGACTTGACAAACCCTCACGAGTGTGCTAGCCTCACTAATGAGCACTTCGCTTGACTCCAAACAACAGGACAGAAACATGACAGACCGAACCTACTTCCTCGCCCTCACCATTGATTCGATGACTGGCGATCACATGCTTCGAGAGTGCAGCATCTTTGGTGTCGACCGAGCGCTCGCGGACGGCGGCTACGGGGACCTCGTGGACGTGGAGTACGACGTCCCAGCCGAAGATTCTGACTATGGGTACCTGCACTTGGAGAACGGGTGCGAGTGCAACGGTGAGAACGACGAGGATGGCGATCCGGTCGACTCGTGCACGGCTCCGGACGATTCGATGCGACGCTGGGACATTCTGTCATTTTTCGGTGAGGTCGACGGTGACACTCTTCGCGAAGTGGTTTGGCAGGCGGGAGGCTACGTCCGTGACGAGCGAGACCTTGGCGCCACTATGGGTATCCTGTCCGCCGACGGTGTCGCTCCGGCCGTATCGGTGGGATGCAGCGCGCAGGACGGGATCGCAAGCATCTATATCACTCCTGCTGCGACTCACGCGGAGTCGTTGTGTCTCGCTATGACTGGCGGACGGCGGGGGCTCGGTCCTGTGGACGACGAGCACGGTATCCCGGTGAGGATGCTCACGGACCTTGCTGCTGCACTCCGCCAGTGACCGATCACTGGTGAGTGAACGCGCGGCACCGATCACCGGTGAGTGCTCGACTTGACAAGACGGGCACTCATCTGCTAAACTCATAAGTGAGCCGCACGGCTCGACTCCAAATGACAGGACAGAAACATGGCAACTTCTCCACTAGTTATCGTGACGGTCGAGGTCGTCGCCCCGGGATATGCGTCTCTCGTGGACGTGCCAATGGTGCCGAGTGACACCTACCTGAACCGCGCGGAACGCCGCGCCCGTATGGCAGTGGCGGTGAACGCCCTTCCCACTATGGACCTCGATGCGATCCGAACAATCGCAGTCGAGATCGACGGCGTGTCCGTGGCCTCCGGATGGGTCGTGGACGAGGGGTGGACCGCGATCGGTGAGTGAACGCGCGGCACCCCGGGCCCTCGCCTCACGGCGGGGGCTCGCTCGTGTGCGGAGAGCGATGGCGGGTCACGGGCAGGGGTCCACGAGGGGTCACGGGCAGTAGGCGCAGTGCCACGGGCAGTAGTGTCACGGACAGTCACGTTCGACCGGCGGGGCAGTCACAGGGAGTCACTGGGAGTCACGGGCAGCGGCGGCCTTGGAGCGCGCCTGCGCGACTCGATTCGTCTGCTCGATAGTGGTAACCAACCTCACACCGTTTCATAAGGGGCCAGCCGAACTTATGTACGTACAATGTACGAATGTCCGGACAATGTAGTTGCATATCGAACGATCAGATGCATGGGTCGGTGGGAGGGGGGCGGGGGTGCAGGGGGCGGCAGCCCCCGCTGGGGGGTACGGGGGGCGAAGCCCCCCGGAGGTTAGGTTTGTGTCCGCGCGAAGCGCGGTCCTCACAAGGCCCTTGGGCGTAGTGAGCCCCTTGGTGCCGAGGGGTCGGGTTGTGACCCCGCGGTGTTAACCGAGGGGTGAGCGTCGTAGTATGGAGTGCGCTAACCTTTGTCACTGATACCCCTACACACGGAGCCGCTATGCCGATCTCGAAGATCTACGTCGATTGCCCCGACTGCAAGGGTCCCGGCCGGGCGGAGGTTCTGACGGACCGAGCGACCGGGGCGCGGCTGCAGATTGGCTGTCAGGACTGTGGACTGGATGAGATGTACCCGGAGGGCGGCCAGATGGACACCGCGTCCAACCAGTCCGCTGTCGCCCCTGCCAACACCCGCTCGTGGCCGGAGCACATCGGCGCGGGTTGGTACCGGCTGTCCAACGGACAGAAGGTGAGAGGTGGACCTGACGCGCGGAAGATGCAGGCAGCATTGGCGTGACACACCCACCTGTCTCCGCCCCATCGGCACTTCACATGGTCCCCTCGCACAATTGCCCCCGCGCCTGCTGCAACCACGACACTCTCTCGCCCAACACATGGTTCGAGCCCCCGCTCTCCTCGGCGGGTCGCAGCGCCACACAAGTCTGCATGTACGACTGTCCGGTGCGCGACACGTGCTTGCAGGACGTGATGACGCACTCACCCCAGCCTCCCGGTATCTGGGCGGGGCTGAACGAGAGGGAACGCATCACCCTGCACCGTAGAATGAAGAGGCGCACAAGCACAAGCACAAACGGGACGCCAGCATGAAGAGGATGTGCTCAGCGTGGGGCTGCGACGAGGCGATCCCGCCTACATCCCGTGCTGACCGCATCTACTGCTCCCCTCAGTGCCAGCGCCGCGTGACCACCGCCCGAAAGCGCGCACGCCAGCGTGAGGCAGAGGGCGAGACTCCCACGCGCACTGACCTGCTGCTGCGCAAGATGGGTCTGGACGACGGTCCCAGCCCATCCCGTCCTCTGGCCACGGCAGCCACCACCGTCGTGAAGAACCAGACGACCGCTGCCGATGCCATCTCCGCCACTACCCACCATCACATCGGGGGCGCAGGGTTCGACAACTTCGTCGCCTCCGGCTACCCAGAGGACATCGCAGCACTGCGCCTGACGCAGACTGAGGTCTCCGCACACCTCTCAGTCTCTCAGCCCACGGTCGCAGCGTGGATGAGTCTCTGGCGTGCAGCCGCTGCCCACGAGGCAACAGCGCGAGAGTGGGCGAACAACCACGGCGCTCAGACTCTTCGTGAATTCTGTTTGTCATCGTTCGAGAACTTCTCCAGCACTCTGTTTTCCGACGAGTTGGTGCCGGACTTCCACGAGGAGTGGGATGGGGAGATCACCCAAGCCCTCAATGACGGGCAGCGCACGATGCTTCTCGCACCGCAGCGTCACGGCAAGACCTCCTTCATGGTGCGCCAGTGCCTCTACCGCATTGCGAACAGCCCCAACATCCAGATCATCATTGTCGGCAAGACCCTCGACCTCGCGAAGAAGATCGTCGGTGTGATCCGGCAGTATTTGGAGAACGACCCCCGGTTCGCGGAGATTTTCCTGCCCCCGGACACGTCGTTCCGCCCTCCGGGCAAGCGCGGCCTCTCGTGGACCAACGAGGAGTTCACGGTCAGCACTCGCACCAAGATTCTCAAGAGCCCTACGATGGTCGCCATCGGCATCGGCGGCTCCATCCTTGGTCGTGACGCTGACCTCATCGCAATTGACGACCCCATCGACCGCAAGATGTGTCTGAGCCCGACGGAGCGCGCCAAGGTCAAGGAGTGGTTCTTCACCGACTTCAACTCTCGTATTGAGAGCCACACAGGTGTCATCTACATCGGCTCTCGCCAGCACAAGGAAGATCTCCCCGCTGAGATCATCAAGAACAACGCCAGTCGCATGAGCACAGGCTCAGAAGCGGACTGGAAGGTGCTCATCTACCGGGCACACTCCTCTTCCTGCCACATCAACCTCGATCAGCACCCCGAGGACCCGGAGGATGGGGACAACGACTGCATCCTGTGGCCTCAACTGCGCACAGCGCGGTGGCTCGCGGAGCAGGAGAGGAACAACCCGGAGCACTTCCAGCGCAACTACCTCAACAACCCGTCTTCCACTGCGTTCATGCCGGTCAAGGACGATGACATTCAGTGGTCCTATGCCTACGACGAGTGGATCTCGATTGCTACAGAGTCCCCGCACTCCAACAAGGGCCACAATCTCCCTCGTACGTTTGGTTCTCCCCACTCAGGCACTCACTTTGTGGCCTCTGTAGACCCAGCCGTGGCGAAGAAGAACGCAGCAGTGCTCTGGTGCTACTCCACCCTGCCGGTTCTGGTGCCTACTGACCCTGCAAACTCTGCAAGCAAGAAGATTCCCCTCACTTTGCGTGCTGTTGTGGACTACGCAGAGCCTCGCCCCGGCTCGCCCGGCGTCACAGACATCCTAAAGCAGTGGCACGAAGAGTATCGTGTCACTGATTGGGTGTTCGAGACGAACTACTTCGCGGACCAGATTGCCAATGACACAGACATCAACGACTTCCGAGCCTCCCGAGGGCTCAAGTTCCACACTCACTACACTTCCAAGCACAACAAGCACGACCCCCGTGCAGGCTTGCTTGCTATGCTATCTAGCATGGGAGCAAGGCCGACAGGAATACTCCTTCCGGGGACAACTACGGAGTCACAGCGAGCACTCACACGGTTCGTGAGCCAAATGCTCAACTACGACCCCGAAGCAACGCATCATTCGTCCGGTGCGAAACGCTCTCACCTCGATGATGACCTTCTCATGGCCGCATGGTTCGGGTGGTATTGGATCGAAAGTCGCGTGAAGGCCCGGCAGGACACCATCGTGTTCGACTACGGGTCTGGTTGGAATGACTTCGCACCGTCACACTGGCACAACGTGCCGTGGAAGGACATCGGGTGAGCCTACTGCTTCCCAGTAACGTCGATGAGATTCTCAATCGCGTAGATGAACTACGAGATCTTAACGAACCTCACCTCCGGATGCGTCAAATCACGCGCGCAGTCATGAACGGAGGTGCGGAGGCAGTCTCCTACATGATTGCTGACAGTGAGATGGAGCACCTTCCCAGTGCCAACCTCATGCACAGCGCCATTGAGCGCGCTGCGCAGAAGTTGGGCAAGCCTCCGCAGGTCCGCGTGGACGCTCCGTCCACACGAGACAGTGCCCGGAGTCGTAACTCTGCCGAGAAGCGTGAGAGGATCGTGGAGGCGTACGATCGTGCGGTGCGTCTGGACATGCAGATGCCACAGGCTGCCCGGTGGATGCTGGGCTACGGCTTCTGCGTCTGGGTGATCGAGTCGGGGATGACTCACGACAACCAGCCATTCCCCTCACTGCAACTTCGTGACCCCTACGGCTGCCTGCCCGGCCCGTGGACCGTGCACCAGCAGCCGGAGGACATGGCTTTCATTCGTCGTGTGCCGGAGACGTATTTGAGGAAGTTGTACCCGAACCTCCCTCGCAATCTGCGTGCTCCCCGGTACTCCATTGGTGGTGTGCAGATCCTCGATCAGACGTACTCTGGACTCTGGGAGAACCAAGAGCAGGCGTCCATGATGCGTGTCATTGAGTACCGAAACAAGAACGGCGTTTACATGGTGCTGGAGGATGCTCAGATCCTCCTTGACTTTGAGCCGGTGCCCGAGGGTGTCGACATGCCCTACGTCGTCGCCAAGAGGTTTGCGTTCGACCAGTTGATTGGTCAGTACGAACATATCGTCGGGCTTCAGCAGTTGATGACCCGCATGAATGTGCTGGCGTTCTTGAGCGTGCAGGATGCCGTCTTCGCAGAGACGAACGTCTACGGCGAACTTCAGAGCGACGAGTACCGCCGTGGGCGTGGTGCTGTCAATGTGTTCAGCCCCGGCACCCGTGTCGAGAGGCCCACGGACGGCAACGTGTTCCCTCAGTTCCAGCAGATCGACCGTCTTGAGCGCCAGTTGCGGATGACCGGCGCGTACCCGGTGACTGACGACTCCCAGAGCCCCAACTCCTACGTCACAGGTGCAGGTCTACAGGAACTGACCCAAGGGTCTGACGCCGTCGTGCAGGAGTACCAGACCGTCTTCAAGAACGCATTGGAGATGGCTGACACCAAGCGTCTCATGTGGGACGAGAAGATGTACGGCAATCTCGATCGCGCGCTCCCCGGTTATCATCGAGGCTCTCCGTACGTTGAGTCGTATCGTCCTGACCGGCACATCAAGGGCAACCACATGACCCGGAGGATGTACGGCCTCCTCAGTGGTCTGGATTCGTCGTCCAAGTTGGTGGGTCTTCTCCAGATTGCACAAGCAGGTTGGATGGACAACATCACTGCGATGGAGAACCTCGACGGCATTGACAACATCCAGTTGGTGCGCGAGCGAATGGAACGCCAGAAGGCGGAGAACCTGTTGGAGCAGGCGATGCTCGCAATGGCGCAGGGACAGCCGCCGGACCCTCGGCTCATGCAGGTGCTCATCGAGCAGTTGGAGCCCGGTCCTGTGCGTAACAAGTACGAGGAGGTGTTCTTTCCGGAGCCGGAGGAGCCTGAGATCGACCCCGCAACCGGGCAGCCGGTTGGGGGCGTTCCGGGTGAAGAGCCCATGCCGGGTAACACTGATCCTCTGAGCGCGCAGGATGACGCCCCGCAAGCGATTCTGAGTCGTCTGTTCGCCTCAGGCGGCGCCAACGCCACAGCAAGAACGATCCAGCGACAGGACTGACCCGTGGTACGCAAGAAGCAGACGGCCGCAGTGAGCGGTCCCGGTCGAATGAGTCGGAGGACTGACTTGACACCCGCAGGTAACAGCGGCCAGCCCAATCGTGTCCCCTCCGGGGGTGAGTACGGTGAGCGCAAGGCCATGAGTCAGCAGCAGAACGCCGCACCCATGCAGCGCGCTGCCCCTCCCGGGATGGTGGAGGGCGCGTTCGGCCCGACGCGAGCCTCCAACGAGCCGATCACGGCGGGAGCCCCGATGGGAGAGGGTCCCGGCCCATCTGCGGGTCAGCAGAACCCCCTCATGAACGACCCTGACATGATGCTTCGGGCGATCTACCGGGCGTACCCGCACCCGGACATCGCACGGATGCTCATGCGTCGACGTCCGGGGGCCTGAGATGGCGTGGTACGACTTCCTTCCGTTCGTCGGTCCCTCCGAAGAGGAAGAGATCCGACAGAGTGACCAGTACAACGAGGTCATCTCCACAATCCAGAGCGGTGTGAGCACAGAACAGGCCGCCCGCGCTGTCCAGTTGATCCAGCAGAGGCCGAACTCTTCGCCCGGAATCATTCAGGCGGCGCTCACGACTGACATGAGCGATGAGCAGTTCCAGTTCCTCGCTGACCAAGACCCCGGCGAGGACGACTTCGACTGGTACAACCCGCTAGACTACCTTGCCGTGGGTGCCGATGTGGCTACTTCGATCGGCTCTGGTCTGTACGAGTACGGCCTCAAGCCCCTCGTGCGCGGCGCGTTTGCTGTGAGTGAAGGTCTGTCGCAGGAAGCCATCCAGCGACCGTTGTCTGCCGCCGCTGCGGCAATGGGCGGTACTGACCAAGAGGTTGGGTTTCGTGAGGCGTACAACCAGTACGGCACGTCCGGCTTCTTTCAGGCGCTAGGTGACCGCTTCGGAGATGTACAGGAAGGTGAGACGGGTAAGTTTGACCTTGGCACCGGCTTCTTCACCGGAGGCGCGGCGTACGAGCAACAGGAGGACGCTCGTCAGTTGACCGTGCAGGGCGAGCGCGCCGATGTGGGCCACCTGTTCGCCAACGCGACGGTGGGCCAGATGGGAGGCGACCCGGGTGAGGGTGCGTACGACTGGACCGCTGGGCTCATGCAGTTCGGCGTCGAGGTGCTGACGGACCCTGCCAACCTCGTGACCGGAGGCACTGGCATCCCCGCGCGTGGCGCGGGTCGTATCGTGCGCACCGGCCAGCGGGCCACCCGCACGACTCGGGCTGGCGGGCGCGTGGGCGACGAGGTGGTCGAGGCTGGGGCAGAGGCCGTCACGAGCGCTCGCTCGCGCCTCGCGGCGGCTGGGGAGCGCGTGACGCCGGAGCGGGTTCGTGAGGTTCTGCGCGGCAACGTGGACATGAACGACAAGGCCACCGCCGTGGTGGTGCGTGATGAGATGCGCGCGCAGGACATCGTGGACAGCCTCACGGTTGACGGCGTCGGAACTCGCTTCGCCCGGAGGCGTCAGTACGACTCCGACACCTCACGCCAGATCGGCGTCGAGGCTCGCGCTGTCATGCAGGCCATCGACACTGGCGACGAGGTGGACCCGAACCGGGTCGAGAACTTGTTGGGCCTCATGAACGGTCCGACGGGTCGTGGCTTCTTCGCTCGTCGTGCGGCCCAGAACCTCAACACTGACGAGATGCTGGACGCACTAGTAGATGCTGACTTTGGACAGTTGCTCTCCTCGTTCAACCGCTCCGCTGCGATCACGTTGCCGGTGAACCGCCTCGCACGCATGTCGCAGGCGAAGACTCGTGAGGAGGTCGCGGCGATCATCGGTGAGGGCATCGGTCTGGGCCAGATCAACGACGCGAACTTCTACAGCGGGTTCACCCAGCGGGTGAAGCAGCCCATTGCAGAGGGTAAGTTCCGCGCAATCTTCCGCACCGCTACCGGCGACATCAACCCAGAAGATGTGCGCGGTCCCGGTGCCCGCTTCACGGGCATCGCCCCGGAGGGCATCGTCAGTGCCGACGACATGCAGATGGCTGTCGCAAAGGCTGACACCCTCATGCGTCAAGGTTCAGTCGCGCGCTCTGAGCGTGTCTCTCTGTTGGAGGAGTTGGCCCTGCTGCCGGAAGGTGACAACGCTTTGTTCG